ACGCTGTGCATTAATCAGTATCTGTCTCATCTTCTTTCTCTCGCTCCTTCTCTTTCAGTTTCATCCACTCTTCATAGCATGGGTGGTTTCGGGGTGGGTTATATTCAATCCACCCGTCACCTTGTTTCCATATCAACTTACTCACTTCTCTGCTTCCTGAATCTGTGCTTGAAGAACACAACTAGGTTGAGAGTGGTGTTTACTGTAATCATAACGAGTATCCACCACTGCCACCATAGCAAGTCTAATCCACTACACTCTATCATGCTTGCTCTACTTCGTCAATATGTTTCCTGAGGAGAGAGACGAGTCCAGCCTCTATGAGCAGTTCTCTTGCACGATTACACATTTCAATCGTAAGAACTGCAGAGCCATCCTCATTCTCTACTACCTCAATAACTTCTATGTCGAACACATCGTTCATGCTGCAGTCAAGTCCACTACTTCACAAACGCCAGCAGTACACGCTAACTCACGTCCACCTGATGTAGTGTCTTCCTTCTCAAACTCTTGCAGTGCAGACCAGTCAATAGACCGTGGCATCAAGGCTTTCAGTTCAGAGTATTCATCTGCGCTGATGTCCTGATACGGTGCTTGTTTGTATGTATGCTCACTGTAAGGCAAGAAGCTAATACCCGACACATCATCAAAGTATTCATACACCCACGAACCTACGTCCATCCACTCTTCTTCTTTGACTGAGATGGTTACAGAAGGCTTGTGTTCACACCAATAACGCTGATACAGCAGCCACAGTTCAAGCTGTTCAATAGCACTCATCTTAGTACGTGTTACTGCACCAACAGGTGATTGCATTGGGAAGCTGAACACCGTCGTGCTATCAGGCTTCATGACATCTGGCTCTGCAGGAATACCCTGAGCAATCATAAACTGTGTCAACGGGTCTTTATTATCGCCACGTACTGTACGAATATAGTAGTCGTTGTGACGAGCGTGGATACCAGAGGCACTGTCTACAAGCTGAGACACTGTACCTGATGGCTTGACACATGTGATAGCTGTAGACTGTGGAATATCCAACTCTGCCGCCAGCTTCTTGTTTGCGTTGATTGCTGTGCTTTTTAGTTCACCCAGAATTGGGCCAATGTTCATGCCAAACTGCCCTGACTGACCTGACATAATCTGGTTGTCCATAATACCTGTAAGAGACACGCCTAGCAAACGCTCTTCTTCTGTGTTGTCCTTCCATACTTTGCGTAGGTATTTGAAGTCTGTCAAAGTAGACTGGAACGTACCCAATATAGTAGCCAGCTTTACTTTGTTTTCCAGTGTCTGCTTGGTATCTGTTTCACGCACAACAACTTCACTAAGATTACAGAACTGATATGGACGCAAGATAATTTCACTGCAAGGATTACATCCAAAGTCATGGTCAGCTTCTCGCCTACCGTTCTTAGCAGCTTGCTTCTGTGCTGACTGTCTGTTAAAGATGCCACGCTCACCTGACTTACTTTCATATAGTGATAGCCATTCACGCATGAATGTACCCATCTGTGGCTTCTCTTTGTAGGCAACGCTATTGTTTGCAAGCGCACGTTGCCCTTCATTCTCCCACCACATACCTGCTTTAGCGTGACTCATCTGGTCATCGTTTAGGTTGGACAGGCTGATGAGTGCGCTACGACGTACTCCGCCAACAACAACTACCTCACCAATCTTACACATGATGTCATGGCATTCAATGGGGTATAGTCTACGTCCTACAGCACCTCTGAACTTCTCAATGATAAACTCAAACAGTTCTTCAATTGGTGCTGGACCAGATGCCCTGCCACCAAACGTCTTGAGCCTTGCACCTGCAGGGCGTACATCTGATACATCCCAGCGTGGTATCTGTCCTGCATACAGCATAGCAATCAACTCACGTAGCGACTTTGCCCAACCGGGTCTGCTATCACCTACTTTGATAATTGTATCTGTATGATGCATTGACTCATTTACAATCGGCAGCTTCTCAATGTGATGACGCTCGACTGAGAAGCCAACGCCTGTGCCACACATCAAAATGTACATAGTCTCATCGAATGCACGTTGACTATCTACAGGCACATACGAACAATTGTAACCACCTACGTGACACCTATCTAGTGCAGGTCCAGCGGTCATCAAGGCTCGCATGCTTGGCATGATGTCCTGATTAAGTACAGCTTGCTCTAGTTCTGTGCGCAAGGCTGGTTTAAGTTTGTAACTGTGTTTCTTCTGAAGATGACTTGTCATATAATCAAAGTAACGAGCAACTGTTTCTGTCCATGTCTCTCGCCTCTGTTCATCTTCTTTCCATCGTGCATAGCGTGATAGTGCTATGAAGTTCTGGTAGTCTGTTGGTAATAGATTGTCTGCCATAATCACTCCTGTATAGATTTTATGTGTCTGATTTTTGCTCCATCAATGTCGTAGAAGTATTCCTGTATACTGTCTTCCAACTCTTCCCCTACGCACTCATCTGCTGGCATGGGGTATTCTTCGGGGTCTACGTCAATGGTAATGAACATCTTAACTCTTATCATCGTAGCAGCCCTCTACTTCATGAATTAACCTGTCCAAATACCACTTAGCTTTCTTCAGGTCTTCCGTACCGTTCTTGTAGCGGTAACGCCATATGTACTTAAGGATGTTTCCCTGCAAGTAATACTCAAACCCTTCTCCTGTAGCGGCTGAGATAGCGTCTATACACTCAATGCCAGATGCATTGTAATGCGGTGGGCTATTTACCATATCATTCATCATGCATTCCCCTTTGTTCGTGTACTGAAATCAATGCGTACAATGTTACCTTCCTCTGATACAACACGAGGCTGGTCTTCTTCCAGCGCAACAACGTACTCTTTATCTACGTGTTCTATCACAAAGTCGTTCACTTTGTCACGTAGTTTTTCATCACTTTCCATAATAGGTACAGTAGACGCAATCATCTTGCAGAAGTGCATGAGTTGATAATAGTCTTCATCACCCAGATTATTCTCGTCTGATGCGATGATTGAAATGTCTATCTCACCAGTCCACTGTGTGCCATCAGGCGACAGCGATGGACGTATTCGGATAACAAAGTCTTCTGGTATATACGCTTTCTCATGGTTCATTTACTTGCTCCTTTTCACTTTATTGCCGCTAAACTTGATAAACTTAGGATGCTTGTTCTTACCCTTTTCCTTCAGCCATTCCTCAGGTATGATACGGTCATAGTATCTAAACCCGAACTTGATACACCACTCTGCATACGTAGACTTTGCTCCCTTACGTAGCTTGCGTCTGCTATTCTCAAACACAAAGCGTATATCAAGTGCCGGATGCTGCTTCTTAACGGCAAGGTGCTTACGTCTGTCAGCAGCAGTAAACATACCTTTAGTTTCAATGATAATGCCGTTAGACAGCACGAAGTCTGGTGTGTATGTTCGATAGGCTAGGTCTTCCCATTCTATCTTAACACACTCGTAGCCATAGTCAACCTTTAACTCTTTGAGTGCTTCAGCAATCTTGTGTTCAAGGCCACTACGATAACCATACTTACGTGCTGCTCTAAACTGTTTGAAATTAGGGGGCATTACCTAATGTTTCTCCACGTAAACCCTGAATAGCCCATAGCTTTCATCTCTTCACGTATCATAGCGTCTGCTTCGTTACGTGCTTCAATTGCGGCTCGTAGGCCAGCGGTACGCTGTTCACGATACTGTTTACGTAGTTCGGTGAGATGCTCTTCAGCCTGTTTAATCTCATCCAATAGTGTTTGCAAATCATCCTGCATCTTTATACTCCTCTTTCAATTCAATGTACGATACCATTTTGGGTGTCTTGGCTTGTGACATAACTGCTGGTCTCTCCTGTATGTTAGGCCAACAGTCATAGCGATAGCGGCAGAATCCGCAATGAACATTAAGCACTTTGTTGCCTGTAGGTTTACCACGGAATGTTTCATCCTCAGGCTCATAGCAACGCTTAAATTCATTTTCTTCGACTATCTTGCAAGTCTCTTCTACCTTCGCTATTTCTGCATCTACATCAAGGCCAGTAGCAGGGGTGTACTTGAAGTCTCCTGTAGCCTTATTGACTACCCACCATCCACCTGCTTTTTTTCCTGATGCTTTGGCATATCCTGCAAGTTGCGCAACATATCCAAAGGAATCGTTGCTTGCCAGAGTGTCATAGGATTCAAATTTGTTTCCGTATGACCAGTTGGAAGCCGATTTAATATCATCAACTGCATTGCGTATGACAATATCATATGTCCCAGACACAGAAGTATCAGTGAGGTTAAGAGTAACCTTTTCACTATCTTCATATTCAACTCCTGCTTCTTTCAGAAGCCCTTTGAACACGGCCTCTACGATGTCTCCTATCATCATGTTCATGACGAATGTTGTAGGTGGGGGAACAGCCACTTCGGGTTTGTTCTTCTCGTACCAAAGCTGACAGGTAGCCCTGCCTATGTTTGACATGCGAAGAGTAAACTTATCTCGCTTGTTACCCCCACCAAACTGGCGGTGCAGTGCGTCCTTGATGTCATCGGCTACTTGATTGATGGTTTCATCAGCCATAGTAGTATTGCCTTTGACAGCATTATCAAGGTACTGGTGTACCGCCAGTTCAGCAGGATGGTGCATTAGGCTACGTCCTCATCAAACTCAATGTCAACGATAGATGCGCCAATATCTGACTCATCTTCGTCCCTAAGCTGACGTGAACGCTCGTCGTATGCCCCAATGATGTACTCATTGTAGTTCTGCACCCAGTTAAGGAAGTCAGCAAACATGTCTTGCTCTTTCTGTGTTACATCAAGAACAGACGACACGTTCAAAGACACAGTAGGCAGGTAGAACACTGCTCCTGTAGGAATCTTACGCTCTTCTGTATGCGCAGTAATCAGGTGCTGTACAGGAAGGCGTTTCATCTTAGCAAGGTCGTTAAACGGCTTGCCTACAGTCTTAAATGCATCACGGTTATCTACTTCCCAGATAAATGCAGTCTCATCAAGGTCAACAGAGTTGCCTGAGGCATCTGTAGCATTGACCAGCTTAACTGTACCAAGCAGAACACGTACACGTTTAATCTGCTTAATCAGTTCCTGCGTCTTCTCAGGAAGAGACTTAAAGTCTTGGATATAACCAGCAGGTTTACCACAGTTAAAGCCACCATCGTTATCTTTCAAGTCGATGTTCAGATTATCTGCCATCACAGTCTTAACGTAACGGTTAGGTGTCTTATCATCACCTCGTACAAAACGCTTGTACATGTAGCGTTGTAGATACGGACGAATCTCCACAGAAGAGGCATAGTAGGTAGGCCCATCTGGAATCTCCAGCTTGTACGTGCCACCACTTACGACTTCCATGTTTACTTTCTTACCGCCTACATCACCTTCACCCATGATAGGTGAATGATTAATACGCAGACGGGCGAGGGTGCTAGACTGCTTACGCTCACTAGAACCTTCATTAGCAATACCCATAGCCTTTGCCATAGCAGCATAGTTATTGGTATCAATAGTTACTAAGTCACTCATACTTTTACTCCTTCTTTCAGTTCAAGTTCGATAGTTATATCAGGATACATCCTTCGTGTCAAGCCAATTTGGGCCTATTTTTGCCTCTAAAAGCAGTGGTACATTAAATTGTATGCCCCATCTGGTCGTGATTAACTCAGGAAGAACTTGATTAGTCTCGTTTATCACGTCAATAACCTGTTTCTCTTCCTCTGGATGTACGTCGATAACAATACTGTCATGTACGGTGTTCACTATACACGACTTCATCGGCTTTAGCAACCTATCAATGTGCAAAAGCGCAATAGGTACAATGTCAGCTGTAGCAAACGACTGCACAGGATAATTCTTTATCTGTGTGAAGTGCGACACTCTGCCATTGTGACCACGCCTTACATCAGGAAAAGCAAACTCCCGACCTGATGGCGTGGTAATCTTGTTCTTGTTTAGAGCCTCTTTAGCCAGTCGGGTGTGCCATACCCCAATCCCTTCGTACTTCTTCGTGAAGTGCTGGTAGTACTCTGCTTCTGCTGGTGTACGTCCGTACCCTGTTGCTCCGTAGAGGGGTGCAAACGTGTGCGCTTTCGCAGTTTGTCTATCCGTCTGTTGACCAGCATCAGTAATAACTTTAGCGGTATATGCGTGTACATCAAACCCAGTAGATACTTCTTCAATTGCAACTCCATCCTGTGATAGGAATGCGGCAGTACGAAACTCAAGCTGTGCAAAGTCAGCCTCAAGTATCTTGCCACCATCCCAGCGTGATACGAATACTTTTTTGACAGGGAATGTTCCCCCACGTGGCATGTTCTGCATGTTTGGGTCAGCACCAGAGAACCTGCCTGTTGCAGTACGGTGCTGAAGCAAACGTACATGTAGCTTGCCATCAGCTTTAGTGTGTGTAGAGATGCCATCAATAAAAGATGACAGGTACGTTTCTACAGCAGATAGTCTGCGCACCTTGGACAAGAAGTCCTCTGCCTCTGTCATACCTCTAGCACGTGCTACAGTTTCCAAAGCCTCAAGGTTAGTCTTGCTTGTCGTGAAGCCATTAGCAGATGCCCACTTAGCAGAAGGTGGCTTGAATTTTAATCCGGCCACAGTAGATAGATTGTCCAGATTATAACCACTAGCATTACATGCTTTACAATTATTGGTTCGTGCAAAAGGTGTTCCATCTTTCTTTACCTTTCTTATCTGACCAGTGCCGTGACACTCCCTGCACTGCTTTGCTTTAGTCTTGTACAGACGTTGTGTACCACCTGCAACTAAGCTACGGAAGTCTGCATCAGACATGTAAGGGTCAATAGCGTTACCCCAATAGTCTTTGTCCAACACCTTGCGGCTGTAGATAACCCAGCTTAGTTGCTCAGGACTGTTGAGGTTGATAGGTGTATCACCCATAAGCCTACGAACATGTGAGCGTAAGTCCAACTCAAGTTCATCACGCTCTTTCTCGTACTCTGCACGAACAGCTTTCAAGCCCTCAATGTCTACAGTAAAGCCACGCTGGTACATCCTAGCAAGTGCAACACAAACCTCGTTAGTAAGCGTTACAGTACCCATCAAGCCAGCATCCTCTGCTGTGTTTAGCCTGTATATCAACCTATCAGACAGTTGCTGTGTGGCATGCAGGTCAGCAGACAGGTACTCGCACAACTCATTGTACGGAATGTCACGTGTACTGTAGCCTTTAGCAAAGTACTCTTTGAGTGTGTCCTGTTTCTTGGTGTCCAGATTGTATCGTTCTGCACATGCCTCAAGCGACAAAGGCTCTTTGATGCCACGCTGTAGCACATACTCACCTAGCATAGTATCAAACACAGGCCCATCGTACTTAAAGCCTGATTCCCACAGCCATAGCAGGTCGTGTGCCGCATTGTGCATGATAAGAATGGTAGCCTCGTCCAAGAACCACTGCACACGGTCGTAGTAATCAGCTTGGTTAGGCTCATCTGCGTGGTCAAATGGGAAGTGATGCTCTACACCTTGGTCAGTTAGCACACCCACCATAGTCAATGAGTTTTGCGGCTCGAATGGGTCAAGGTGCATCTTGCCATCACGATGCGTGACGGTATTCTCTACGTCTAGTGTTACCTTCATGCTTCATACCTCGCTGTTCTGTAGTCCAGTTGTACTGGTATACGTCCATGCCAACCAGATAGTTTGTTCTTGGCTATATTCAAGTGACGTTCTGGACTTTCTTCTTCTTCACCTTCGACTGCGGCATTCTTACCAATCAGTATCATCAGGTCAGCTTCAGCCGCCTTACCAGTACGTGAGCCTTCCATCATAGACTGGTTGAGTGTAGTGCGTCCCTCTGCATCAGCACTTAGCTGTGACATGTAGAACACTGCGCAGTCGTATACTTTCGCTATCTGTCTAGCATGAACCGCACATTCACGCAAGGCCAAATCTTCACGAGCATGAGTACCAGACTTAAACTTGTCACCCATATCCAGTACAAGGATGTCAGGGTTAGCTGACTTGGCAATAGCTTCGACGTAGTTCATGTCACGGCTGATACATTCTTTGATGCGAATGTTATCGTACACCTCATGATACCTACGCATGGCTTCCTTTTGTACGTTAGGGTCTTTAACAATCTGGTCGATAGGCAGTCCAGATGCGGCAGACAAATACCTGTTGCCGACACGCTTAGATGATTCCTCGTTACACAAGATAATACATTTAGCACCCTGCCTCGCAAATCCATTTGGACCTGCAATCATACTGGCATGCCAAGATGTCTTGCCTGTGTTAGGACGTGCGCCTACCTCAATCAGGTGTCCACCACTTACTCCCTCTACCTTACGTACAAGAGGTGGAAGATTAAACTTCCAACGACTTTCAACGTCAGCTGCGGCAATCAATGACTCAAAGCTGATGTCATCCCACTCAACATTCATGGTAGGAATGAAGTCATCTCCGTACTGCTCAAGTAGGTTACGCAAGTTCTCCAGCGTACCAGCCGTGCCATTAATCATGTCCACGCCAATGCTGGCTACCTCATTACCTACGACCTGTTGAAATAGCTTGGACAACACTTCACCAGCAATGTCACTACCCAACGGCTGTTCTGATTTAATCTTACGGAACAGGTCAGAGTATGCCTGTTTCTGTGCTGTAGTCATAGTCGGGTTATCCGACATAAACAACGCTTCAATCTCATCGGGTGTAACAGAGCGATTGTATCTGTCCATAGCCGAATCAATAGAACGCTTAATCTTGCGCACATCTGCGCTGAATAGCTTGTCAGGGCAACGACCACCACGATGGTCTTCGTAGAAGGCAGAGTCCATCAAGCTACGTACTAATGCTAGTTCCATGTTGTTATACTCCTATGTGGGCTAGGTTTTTAAAGTCGGTTGGGTTACGGTACTTCAAGTCATCGGTTAGCTTTACCACTTTCACGTTGTCTACATACGAGCGTAGTTCCTTCACGAAAGATATACCTTTGACCAATGCATCGGGGTCTAATGCAATTATTGCTGTCGAGAACCGTGACAGATACTGCTTGGTTGTATCAGAAAGAGACGTACCCAACACGGCAACCCCACACCATACGTCGTTTCCTACTGACGCAGCACTGACACAGTCCTCGACAACTACAGCCACCTTACCATGTCCAGACACGTAAGGCAAGCTACTTTTTCCATATCTCTTCCATTTTGGGAGTCGATTACCAATAGCACGTCCGATTGCATCAACAACCTTGCCATCATGTACGATAGGGAACACAACTCTGTCCTCTTTCACATCGTGCATCAAGCCTAGCTTGTCTTCATCAAGATGCCATTTGGCACACCAGATAAGGAATTCTCTTGTGTTCCTGTGCGGAACAACGTAACTCGGCATTTCAAATGCCTCTTCTGCAAACTGCTGGACATCAGAGAAGTACGAAACTATGTCGGTGTTACTCATACCTACACGTTTTGTACCACTCAAGTTACATGACGCCTTGTAACAGTTCCACAGCATGTTACCCATGTTGTTGGTCACTGTAAATGTATTGTAACCGCCACAATTAGGACAGTTCATACGTTTAGTATGACCAGAAGGTAATTCTATATCACTTATAATGTTATGTATATCATACATGTATATACACCTTTCTGTGAATCACTTGTGAGTGTTTTTAACATGAATTTCACGAGCGGTCAATGCACTATTTGCACTTGTGAACGTATTTTTCATGTATGGTTTGACTGATTGAGGGTTACTATGTCCTGTAACCGACATAATTTGTGCCATAGAGACACCTGCCTCTACCATTTGTGTTGTACCAGTTCTTCGTAAGTCCATTAGCCGCAGTTCATCCGACAGCCCAGCGTCACGCATGACCTGACGACCTGCCTTGGACAGACGCTCAATGCTGTATGGGTGATACTCACCGCCTACAGGCGTAGGACGTGGTGCAACATAGGTTTGAAAGCCGAAGTCATCCTTCTGTGCAATCAACATCTGTGTCAAGTCCTCGCTGATAGGAAGCGTGACCTCTGCCCTGCGCTTGCTCTGCTCCAAGTACAGCTTGCCATCATCCAAGTCTAGGTCATCCCACGTGAGTAGACGCATGTCACCAAGCCTCTGACACCACTCGTATGCCATCTGCACGATAAGACCAATGCTTCTCGTAGCAAAGTCAGCATAAGCAGTGTCAAGAAACTTGACCACATCATCCTCAGTCCAAACAACCTTGCGTTGAATAGGTGTTTTCCTACGGACATTTGCAAACGGATTTATTTGTGCGTATTCCATGTCAATAGCGTACCTGTATATCAGGGATGACACAGTGCAGACATGATTGGCAAAGGTAATACCACGCTTTACCCATTCTTCATACGCATGTTTGGCTTGCCTACTGGTCAGTTCATCGTAGGGTAAATCGCCAAACTCAGCGACCAGTATGCCAAGAAAGTATCTGTAGTCACGTTGGCTACGCTCTCTTAACATACTGAAATCATTAGAAGAAAAGTACTTATCTACTAAGTCGCTGACGGTTTTCATATCAGGCAGCGTTAGCTAGTTTCTTGAACGGCTTGCTTTCAATCCACTGCGCAACCTCTTGCTCACGACTGAACATGGACACAGCTTCAGTGTCATTGCCTGTGTTACGTAGTGTGAAACCATTGCGGCTATCAGCATAGCTGGCATAGTTAGTGAATGCACTGTAAACTGACCATAGGTTGTGTCCACGCACATGCACCTCTTGCTGATACAATCGCCACATCTTGTCTGCCTTACGCTCAGACGAGAACAGTTTATCCAGCATGGCCTTCACGTTAGGTGCTTGCACCTTGTGGCTTGCCCACTCCTGTAGCTGTTGAGTGCGGTCATAGAAGTGTTGGGTTGAGTTGGACAGGTCACGAATAAATCTGTCCATGTTGAAACCCGAAGTGTTCTTTCTGCGCACCTTGTCATGGTCTCCACGAATCATGCCGTTGGTACAGAAGAAATCAATCGCACCGAAGAACACCTGATTAGAACAGCTACCATCAATGCCATGTAGGGCAATGATACGCTGTGCTACACGTGTTGTATGAGTATCTGTGACAATGTTAGCAGTCACATTAGGCAAGGTCATGTCAAGCATAGCCCATGCACCGTTACGTGCATCACGCCAGCGTATGTTCATGTCAGCGCAGTCATCCTCGCCCAAGTGTTCAGTGACAGCTTGATGCACACCTTCAAAGAACTCACCATGTGATACACAGTTGAAGTCATTACCCACCACGCCCAGATACTCGTCTGTATCTGCGTTGATGACATACTTCTTGTCCTTGAATTTGGTAGGCTCAAAGTCCACCTTGAAGTTGATATTATCTGGCACGAAATCATCGGCAGTCAGTACTAAATCTAATGGCATTATCTTTCTCCTCTCAGTTGTTCCATACGAAGTCTTGCTCTAATCCAGTAAGGTACTGGTCGTCTCTTGTAGTCCAAAAACTCACGCTTGTCAGCGAAGTAAAACAGCCTGTAGCTACGGACAGGCCATTGCGTACCATCTTTCAGGCTTACATGCTCACTGAAGCACTCAGGATGCGGTGTAAGCACCCCTCTAGGTATGAACTGCTCACCTTCTTCCAGCTTGTCTATCAGGCGAGAAGAGGCATGTACTTTGTCATACCTGTATGTGTACTCTGCAAGCATAGCTTTGAACAGGTCAAGCGCAAATCTGTAGTTAGTGCTTGTATGCCTAGCCCAGATGGTGCAAGGATGATTAGTATGTACTTGTCTATACAAGTCAGCAGTCTCTAGCCAATCCTTGGGTGCGTGTATGTGCATAGCAGTACACAACATCTGCGCTTCTTCCAGAGGCATCTTGACCACGTGCTTGTTGCACAGGGACATTGCGATAGACTCTGGTGTTTTGTCGATGATAAATCTATTCATCACCACAATCTCCTGTACTCATCTGTGTTTGTGTACGCTTGGTCGGCTTCATCAAACCACACTTCATAGGCAGTGCAGTACCATTTCTGGTCATACTCACCGAACCAAAAGTTTAGGTCATACGTTTTATAGTCACAGTTCTTACCTGCACTCAGAGGCACATCAATAACCTGCTCCCACGTGTCTAGTTCCCCAGACTCACGTATGTCAGGGAAGTGATACAGAGAATAGC